GTAAAGTTTAGGGCACAAAAAAACCCACCTTTCGGTGGGCTTGGGGTTAGAACAGTGCCATTGCCAGCCACAACAGTATGTAAAGTACTGGTGCGATGATGATGGCTGCTACTTCGGGGTGGTTCTCACAGAACTTTTCCATGTTATCTCCTGTAAAGCAGGGGATTTCTCCCCTGCTGTGGTTTACTTCATCGTGATTCGGACATCTTGCATCGGGATTCCGTCGTCTATCAACTCTTGCTGGAACTGTAGGGCTTGTTTGTCCCGCTTGAACCAGCGAAAGTAGATTGAATCGCCTTCTATCCACTTGACACAGAACTTGTGCAACTCTGCTTTGCGTACCTTCATCGGATTTCTCCTCATGGTTTGAAAAAGAACCCGACTGCTGTCACCAGTCGGGGTTTGGTTTAGAACAACTTACGCTTTACGGCTGTCGCCTTTGGCTCGTCGTCTGACAGTAACTGCAATCCGTCTAAGCTCAGGGCTTTGAGGTAGATTGCACCGCCTGCCATTGGGGGCACTGAGGTTTTAAACTCGTTGCCCTTGACGCTTTGCTTGACCACTTTGGCGGTTATCCCGCTTAGTGTCCCGTTCTCGTTGATACGAGTTGCTGTGATTTCAACCGTCACAGTGACGGGGGCGATTGACCGCTTAGCGGTCGGAGTGCGTTCACTCATGGTATAACTCCTAACAAGTTTTTAAAGAGCAGGTGCAGGGTTTGCACCTGCTGTCGTTGCGGAATTGCATCGACAAATTCAGATTGCCAGACTTTACAAAAATGTCAAATACGCCTGAAATCAAGGTGTTTCGATGCGTTTTGCTTTTCGTTTTGGCTTGCTTTTGGCTTGCTTTTGGCTTGGTCAGACGGGGGGTACATGGATTGGACTTTTGACCCCCGCCCCTATATAGGTAAACCGCTTAAAGCAAGACCCCAAAAAAGGAACGTGTAAAGTTAGCTCAATCACCTAACCTATTGACACCCAAGTAAGTTGCTGTGTTATATTGCGAGCATGGATACCCTACCACTACACCACACCAAGTGGTCAGATAGGCTGGCGTTCGACATTGCCCTCACACTAGAGGGGAGCGGCGAGACCTTGCAAGAGGTCATGACACGTCACAAGATAGCCGCATCTGACATCATTGACTTCAACGCCGACCCGGTGTTCTTGAAGAAGGTCGAGCATTATCGCGGCGAGATTCAAGAGAAGGGTCTGACGTTCAAGCTCAAGGCCCGCGCCCAAGCGGAAGAACTCCTGACAACTTCTTGGATGTTGATTCACGACCCAGCCGTATCCCCCGCAGTCAAAGCCGACCTGATTAAATCCACTGTGAAGTGGGGCGGGCTAGAGCCGAAGACCGAGGTGAGTAACGAAGGCGGCGGTGGCGGAGTGCGTATCACCATCAACCTTGGCAACGACCCACGGGATGCACGAACAATTGAAGCTGATGTAGTTGAGGCCACCGATGTCCCTGCCATTGATAATTGAGAACTGCTTTACAGAGATGTATGAGGGGATGCGGGCGGCGAGGTTTGCCGCAGCCAGCGAGGCACGCAACATGGAGAACAGCCTAAGGGTGGCTGGGCAGTCTTACAAAACCAAAATCATTAAACACAAACGCAAGGGTAATAGCTACCTTGTCCTGCTAGTGGAGGCACACAGTGGCACTTGACATCAACTACACCCCACCTCCAACGGGTAAAAAATTCATGGCGTCCGACGCCAAGATGCGAGTACTGATGGGGCCAGTCGGTTCCGGCAAGTCAGTGACTTCATCGTTCGAGGTTATCCGCAGGGCCAGTATGCAAGCGCCCAACCAGCAGGGCATCCGCAGAACACGGGCGGCGATTGTCCGTGAGACTGCGCGTCAGTTGCAGGATACGACAATCAAGACGTTCTTGGACTGGTTTCCACCGGGGCAGTGCGGTCAGTACATGCGCACCACCAAGACATACTTCTTCAAAGTGGGCGACATCGAGTGCGAGATTATGTTCCGTGCACTGGATGATGCGGATGACGTAGCCAACTTGAACTCCTTGGAATTGACATTCGCTTGGTTCAACGAGTGCCGAGACATTCACCCAGACATTGTTGACGCGATGTCCAAACGTATTGGGCGATTCCCGTCTGCGAAAGACGGTGGCCCGACGTGGCACGGGATGTGGGGCGATACCAACCCACCGACTATGGATACATGGTGGTACTACCAGATGGAGGGGCTTGACCCCAAAGATGGTGTGTCTGCCAACGACAACGGCTGGGATGTGTTCAAGCAACCGTCCGGTCGAAGCGTGTATGCCGAAAACGTGGAGAACTTACCCGATGGCTACTACGATACCCAAGGTCGCTCGGAAGAATACATCCGTGTCTACATCGACGGCGAGTACGGTTTGTCGTCTGCTGGTATGCCCGTCTACAAATACTTCAGACCGGACTACCACATGGGCAAGCAGAAGCTCCGCCACATCAACAACGGTGTGCGCCCTATTGTCATCGGCATGGACTTGGGACTTACCCCCGCCGCAGTCATCGGACAGCAAGACCCCCGTGGTCGGGCGCTGATACTTGGCGAGTGTGTATCGTTTGACATGGGTATCCAGCGTTTCGTGCGGACTATGCTCAAGCCCATGATTTACGAGCGGTTCGGTGGTGCACCCATCCTAGTGGTCGTTGACCCTGCGGGTGTGCAGCGGGCGCAGACCGACGAGCGCAGCGCAGTGGACATCATCAAGGCCGAGGGACTGAGGGTTATCCCTGCCAAGACCAACAACGTGTCAGCCCGACTCAATGCGGTGGACGACTATCTCATGCGTCAAGTTGACGGAGACCCAGCGTTCCTGCTCGACCCCGGGTGTACACAGCTTAAGGCCGCCATGATGGGCGGGTATCGCTACAAGCCCAAGGGCGACGGCGACATCGACAAGAACAAACACTCGCACGTTGCCGAAGCACTACAGTATCTGATGCTGCACATCGCATCTGTTGGAGAAGGACATCACATGCCGCAGCGGCGCGACATTCGCCCTGTTGCATCTGCGGGCTGGACTTGATATGATGGGGGCACTGCAAGCAGGCAGTTGTCACCTCGCCCTTTCTCCAAGGGACTTCCCCCCGTCGAGTTCGCTCCGGGGGATTTTTTTCGCTTGCACTTTATTTTTCAGTATGTGTATACTTCCTGTCATGTGCAACCTACAATATGTGGTAGGGTGTGAATCAGGAGGCTGTAATGGCGAAGATTAAGGTTACGAAGACTTCAAAAATCTTTTCGGACAACGAGAAGATGGACAACAGTGGCCTTGCCGGAAAGCCTAAGCAGTATGAACCTCTTGAGTGGAAACCGCCTGTGATGACTATTGAAGACATCATGGAAGTTCAAGAGTACAAGACAAGCAAACGCCCGGATACTGAGGAGGACTAAATGGCAAAAGTACTATCCTACAGTAACAGCAACCCGAAGATGGGTGCACCATCTACACCCGTAAAGGGGTACAAGGACGGCGGTATTATAAGGCCCGGCACAGTTACTTTGACGCGTGTCGATGCGCCTGCGCCTGCACCTGCACCTGCACCTGCACCTGCTACTCCTGCTGGGACAACTGATACCCGTAATGCCGAAGGCCGTGGTATGAAGTATGAGGCCTACGACACTACGATGGAAGCGTTCGCCAAAGCTCCGACCGTTGGTTATGGTGAGGCTGCAAGAACTACCGCTATGCCTGAGGTTGCCAAGCCTACTAACATCGAGTACTTCGGGGAAGAATTCAAAGGGGAAGCTGATAAGCTGAACCAGCAACGATGGGATGCGTACAACCGCCGTGCAGAAAATGCTGCTATTAGAACGGGTAACGTGCTTCCCGGGCAAACAAAGTCTGACCCAATCTATTCCAAAGTACCTGCACTAACGCAGAAAGCAGTGCAGATTGCACTACCAAAAGCATCTGAGAAAGCTGCGATACCAAAGCCTTCTCCAACTAGCCTTACAATGGACTCGCTCGTAAAGACCGCGACAATGTTGACGCCTAAGAGTACACTGTTGTACGCGAGCGATATGCTCGAATACGCTAAACAACGCAAGAAGAAATAACCGAGGTATCAATGGCAGGCCTAACTTTCCTCCGTGTAGTCTCCAACGCTGAACTCGACAAACAAGACGAGGAAGCAGCGGCGCAGGCTTTGCAGGAACGTCAGAACCAACCAATGGTGTTGGGGCTGTCGCAGCATATTCGTATGTGCTGGGATGTGGCGAAGATTGCCAAGAAGCCAATTGAAGACGAGATGTTGCGTGCGCTACGTCAGCGTAACGGACAGTACGAGCCTGACAAGTTGCAGCAGATTAAAGCGCAAGGCGGCTCAGAGATTTACATGATGATTACTGAAGTCAAGTGCCGCGCAGCGGAATCTTGGCTACGTGACATCTTGCTCGATAGTGGTACTCCACCGTGGGATATTGTGCCCACCCCGATTCCTGATTTGTCTCCGAACGACCGTCGTGAGATTCAAGACATCTTCGCCAACGAAGTGTTGACGATGTTGCAAGAGAATCAGAAAGCTCCTACCAAAGAGGAGATGGCACAGATTAAAGAGATGGTCTCACAAGACTATCGCTTCAAGATTTTGCAAGACGCACAGAACCGTGCTGACAAGATGAAGCTCAAGATTGAAGACCAGTTTGCCCAAGGCGGTTGGTCTGATTCGTTCAACGACTTCATTACTGACCTTGTGACTTTCCCTGCGGCCTTCATCAAAGGCCCGATTGTTCGTCGTCAGCGTACCCTCGGTTGGAAGACCGTCATGGGTAAGACTGTTGTCGAGCCAACTGAACGTCTCGCCCCTGAGTTCGAGCGTGTTGACCCGTTCCGTATTTATCCTGAGCCGGGCATTACTCGCATCGAAGAAGGCTACTTGTTCGAGCACCACCCCCTTTCTCGTTCAGACCTGTCAGACCTTATTGGTGTGCCGGGCTATGACGAGGATGCTATTCGTCGTATCTTGGATGAAGGCTCTGGCCCATCTTGGATTAACGAAGACGTGGAACTCATCAAGAACGAGGAGGAGCGCAAGTTCTACTCGTACATGCGTCCGACCGATGTGTTCGACGCACTTGAGTTCTGGGGCAAAGTCTCCGGCAAGATGCTTCGTGAGTGGGGTCTGACTGAGGAAGAAGTTCCTGATGAAGCCCAAGAGTACGATGCCAACGTTTGGATGATTGGTAACTACGTCATCAAGGCTGTGTTGAACTATGACCCACTGGGTCAGAAGCCTTACTGCAAGACTTCGTTCATCAAGTGCCCCGGCGCTTTCTGGGGTAAGGGTATCCCTGAAATCATCGAAGACATCCAGAACGTCTGTAACGCAGCGGCTCGTGCTCTCGTGAACAACATGGGTATCGCTTCCGGCCCTCAGGTCGAAGTGAACCTAGAGCGTATTCCTCCGAACGAGGACATCACGCAGATGTCACCTTGGAAGATTTGGCAAGTGACCAACGACCCTGTGGGTTCAAGTGCACCTGCTGTACGCTTCACGCAGCCTGAAGACAACGCCAACACGTTGGTGGCTGTGTACGATAAGTTTGCTCGTCTGGCAGATGACCACTCTGGTATCCCTGCCTACCTGTACGGCAACACCGATGTGCAAGGCGCAGGCCGCACGTCGTCTGGTCTTTCTATGTTGATGGGTGCTGCTGGTAAAGGCATCCGTCAGGTGGTTGGTCACATCGACGGTGATGTGATTAAGCCCATTGTCCAACGTCAGGTCGTGTACAACATGCGCTACGACGAGGACGAATCTATCAAGGGCGACGTTCAAG